TGACCAAAAGTATGAAGACGAAGCGATTATACTTGAATATTGTACACCGGACTTTGAAAATCCGGTAGTAGAAGAGATTACAAAGAATCTCGATAGATACAAATCTCTCAATTATAGAGAGATTGATTTCATTACAAAGTTCGTTGAGGATAGACTTACCTATGGTATCCTCATCAACAAAACACAAGCAATCAAAAACCTAATCGAACGAGTAGAAGATGGTGATTTCGTAACCTATGCAGAGGCAAATGCAAAGATTATGGATTGGATACGAGATTACAGTGCTCAGAGGAGAAAGGTTAGTACAACTTGGAATACTGGAATGTTGGATTTCAATGATCCAAATGTAGAAGAGAAAGTCGGAGATATTGTAAAACGACTTGGCGACACTTCTTCTATTATCATTACTGGTATCCAGATGTTAAACGAAATGCTATCTCCGGGATTTCGTCCCGGTAAGTTATATATGTTTTTAGGTGTTACAGGTGGTTATAAATCAGCAATGCTTCTTAAAATCGTATTGGACTGCGCAAAGTACAATGCGAAAACATTTAAGCCAAAGATGGAAGGGGCAAAACCATACATCTTATACCTCACTATGGAAAATACCATAGATGAATCATTTGCTCGTGTATGGAATATGGCGGTTGAGAATACCGATGTAGAGAAGAATAAACCGAGCGATATCGTAGCAAAGTTAAAAGAACGAAAGGTTATTGCCAACGATAACATGGGTATTCTCTTTGCTTATCGACCGAATATGAGCATCACAACCGATGATATCAGAGATATCATTGATGAGATTGAAATGACAGGTAAAGAAGTTATCATGTTAAGTTTTGACTACATCAAACGTATTCTTCCTCAACAGAGAGCAAGAGACGAAAAAGAAATGCTTAAGAATATTACGAACGAATTACGACAGATTGCAATTGATTATCAGATACCAGTTGTGTCTGCTCATCAGTATAACCGTAGTGCGCTTGCAACAATTAATGCTGGCGCAAGAGATAACAAAGCAGATTTGGGTAGGTTCGTCGGTGGTGAAAACGTAGGTTCCGCATATGAAGTTATGGAGAACCCAGATATGACAATTGGATTAAACTTAGAGAGAAAACGAGATACTGGAGTTTTATATCTATCATTTAGCCGTCTTAAGGAACGTTATAGACCATCTACCAAACTTACATATTTTAATCAACCATTCCAGAGAGATAATGAATTTAGTCTTAGGGATGATATCCTAATGGCGAAACCACTTGGTATCATTAGTCTCGGTTCGGATATGGAAGGAGCAGATGCAGACCTGTTATTCAACAATAGAGGACGAAGTTCCCATAAGAATCCTCTCATGGATAAAGATTTGGTAACCGATGATATATTCGATTTAGAACCAGTATAATATGAATTGGATAGAGAAGATAATTACATCAACTCTATCCAATTCTTTTTTGTACCTTTACGGAGGTTTGAAAGGGAACGAGCTTTCCGCGACCCGTTCCCTTTCTGGCACTGTAGTATCTTTTTAAGGAGGATTTCCTAACCTCTCTAGTGGAGGTATCCGAAAAGAAAGTTAAGGAAAAACTGTAAATCTGTATGTTGGCACTTGGCAAACATCATCGTGTATCGGACATGCCATAATCCGATTACTATAATGTGCTTATTATTTGTTCATGCTACAATAATTAATTTCTCTTGTGCTCTTGTAATGGCAGTATATAACCATTGTCTTGAATACTCACTGGTACCCGGATCACTCTCCAGATATACTAATACGTTTGGATATTGGGAACCTTGTGCTAAATGACAAGTAGAACAATACCCAAGTTCAAAAGCAACATTCGCCATGAACCGTTTATTTACAGTCTCTCTATACTCCGTTGGTGCCAATACATAATGAGGATCAATTGGTACATTACGGAATGATACATCAGAAAACTCTGGTTTAAAATCAATCAATAGCTTCTGAGCCGAACTTCCTGTATTCTTATTTCTTTTTGTAACCGTTCCGATTAACCCATTTACCAGAGCAATATCTGCCCCAAGCGATTTATCATTAAGTAATCGATTCCAACAATTAGTTCTACAGACTAACTTCTCTCCTACAGTAACACAATCATCTGTAATACCAAGTATCTCTTTTCTTACACGATAATTGAGTTTATCTCTCTCGTGGTTTGTACTACATATGATGATATCTGCCCATGCTAACATCTCGTTTGTCATATTCTTTTTCTTTATGACGTTACATTCTCCCCCACCATATGTTCCATATGAGATTGGGATTCCATGAGTTGCTAGTTGAGCTAGATATAGGATAGCACTACCGTCTTTCTGACGCATAATCTTGTTCAATGTTACATCTGGATCTTTTAGAAATGTACTGTTTCCAAATACTGGAGGTAATTGGTTTAAATCCCCCAGTACAAGAGTCGGTATTCTAAATGACAGAATATCATAAACCATATCAGATGGTACCATGCTACCTTCGTCTATAACGAAGAGTTTTATCTCTGGTGATAATCTGTCTGTTCTTGTAAATCCGTATTCAAGTATGGGATGTCCTTTTTGGTAAATAACATCACCATGCTCGTCTCTCTTGTATTTTTGAATGGTTTTATATATGACACTATGAATAGTCCTACCCTCTACTCCGGATAACCGAAGAGCAAGTGCGGCTTTTCCTACATATGCCATAAATACAACTTCATTATTATTAAGTCCAAGAGATGCGATGATATGCTTTACAACAGTAGTTTTTCCAGTACCGGCGGCACCTGATATTTCAAACCAAGGACGTTTTCTACATTCAGGGTGTTTGTACCAATACTGGAACTTTTCTGATGCAACTTCCTGCATCTCATTGAGAGTAAATGACATAACTTTACCCTCCTTTCTAATCTAGCGGTTTATCTATACCAGATTACTTGCGTGTGAGTACACCCATAATGTTCTACTAGTTAGTTAGGACGTTCACAAGCAAGTAAGGTTTATATGAGAGGGGTGAGAACTATGAATACATCTATTCCTGAAACGGATAGATGGTTAATCGACGGAGATTGCAGCAAATGCCGTCGCAAGAACTATTGTCATACAACGTGTAAGAAATGTAAACAACGTATGTATGTTGTTGCCAGTAAAACATTGTACGAGCATATGTATAGAGAGATGAGTAAACCAAAGAAAAGAGGTGAGTAATCATGTCCTCTACATCAACAAATCTTACAGATTATAATATAGACAATTATGAGTATTTCCGTAACGTAGAAATGATTGTCCCGAAACCGGCGACAATCAAATCTTATATACCAAAATACATGCCTTATGTAACGGAAGGCAATTGGAAATCTCCTTGTCCAATAAGTCTGGGAACTCAGCTTAACGCATCTGGTTGCAAGGTATCTATCCCTAGTACTGTTACTGAGCAAGGATATGTGACACTTAGTCACTATTCCAATGAACAACCGGACTTCTCATCAAAGGCAGTTGAAGTAAGCCCGGGTGTATGGAGAGTATTACCCGGAAATACCTTTATGGCAGAAGTACTCTATAATGATGCAACTGATATCAAATTTACAGGAAAGGTGTGATGATTTATGGCATTGGAAATAAACTATGCACCAGCTAGTACATATGATTTACGATCAGAGGTAAACGCCGGTGAGAACGTTGAAATTTCCCATGGGAATATGCAGTTTAAAGCAAAGGTAGAAAACGCCATCGTTCCATACCAGTCGTTCATCTGTAAGTATCATCATGTGTTAAACGATTATATCGTAGAAAGAGAATTAACAGAAGATGAGTATATGAGGTACTATCAGAGGCCAAAGTTATTGTCCTATGATTTATATGGAACTCCAGAGCTGTGGTCTTGGCTTATGTACATTAACAACTGTAAGTCTGTTGCCAACTTTACCTACAGTCATCTCAAAGTGTTTACCAGTAATATTGGTACTGCTATCACAGAAATACTCACCATGACCGGTGATGATTTAAAGACAAATAAGTCCGAAGTATATACGGACGAATAAGGAGGGTTTATCTTGAAAGAAAAGTTAAGGATTATCAAATGGTTGACATCTCATAGAGACAGAGTCTCAACAAAGATGTCCGACCTTGGAAATGACTTAGCGATTCGTGGAAGACGTCACGATAATAGCTATACAAGTGATGTTGAATCCGGTATTATCGCTAAGATTGATTCCGCAAAGACGAAGGAGGAACGTCAGCATTATACAGAAGTATTGCAGGGAATCCATTGGAGTGCCAACGATTACCATGTAGAATATTTCCCCAAGGGGATTTATGATATGAATATGATCCAGATGATTGAACTCATCTGTGATAGGTTATCCAGATATGAGGTAGAACGCCCAATCAGTACAGAACTTCCGGGTGAGGAGTGCCGGGATTATGTTCTTGAAGCGTTTGGAGATATATCTCCGGATTTAAGCGAGGTTGTCTTAAACACGTTGGATTATATTCATAACAAGAACTACATGGTGAAACTCCATATGAAGAAAGAGAAGGAGGTGAAATACGATGTCAAGGAAAAAGAAGAGTGATAAAGTATTTGACCTCTTTAAGAACAACTTCAAAATCACCTGCTTTTACAAACCAACGTTAAAGGACGGAGATGATTTCTATTATCTCATCTTAGATGAGATTGTGAAGTTAAAGATAAAGGAAATCAGTAACGTTCTTGTCATTGATGATATCATTCCTATGACAACTACATACATCAAACCCATCTATGAGAAGATCATCAAATCTATCATGGGACAGTCAACCGTATCTGTTCTTGTCTCCCTTATTGGGAATACAGCGGTTATCCAGCAGGCTTGCATCAGTTGTAATGCTCCTTTGGTAGAAGATTCCAGATATATCACTGTATCAAAGGGGTATTACCAGAGGCTTAAGACAATATTCGGGAATGATAAATCAAAGTACGGGTTCTATATCTTATCCGTTAGTGATGAAGATGAACCCGATACAAAAGAGACAGAAAAGAAAGATACAGATACGAACTCTGTAAGTACAAAGAAACAGGCTTCAAAGTCTGTAAACGATACACCGATTGGTGTAGAAACTCCACTCTCACGCATCTCTAAGATTATGGAGAAGCAACTTCGTAAGGCTTTCCCAAGCATGAGGATTGAGTCTGCCGATACAAATAGTATCCGCTGTATTTTAAATCCATCAGAGACATTCGTGGTGGAAGTTGCAGAGGGTGGAATCTATATCAAGGATTTTATCCAGACAAGAGCAACGAGTCTTAACTTGATTAAGATTATGGAACTTCTTAATACGTTCGAGAAGTTCGTAACCATTCAATCAAACGTTTATATATTAAGTGTACAGAACGCAGAGCTTAATGGATTATGCAGGAACAAGGATTATACCTTCATATTAGAAGACCAGAAACTTCCTATGAATCGGTTATTCAAGCAGGCGTTTACTGGATATGGAACGTATCAGATTGTAATTAGTTAAGACACGTTACACTAAAGAAGTAATCAAATTTAAGGAGGAAACTTGACATGAAAATGAAAGTAGATCAGGTCGCCATCTTATCTTCCAATACAGGTGAAGGATTAAAGGTTGGTGACAAAACAATCGGTTGTGCAAAGATTACACAGCTTACGCTGGAAGACGGGAAGACCTTGCAGGATTATGCCAAAGAAGGACTTTGTCTCGGTTACAAGCCGGTTAAAATCGAAAATAGTGAAGGTGAAAATCCGTCGGTAGAAATTCAGCTTATTGATGATCTGAAAGCCGGAGCAAATTACGTCATCTTTATCCGGGATGGAGAAGAGGTGTCAATTGTTCTTAACACGCTTGATTTCACAAGACTGTTCCAGTTGCCGGATGAAGATGCGGCGCAGATGGATAAGTATCTGGGTATGCTTGCAAAACAAAGACAGCTTGAGATGCTTCGCTATGAGGACATTGAAACCGGTGAGGAATCCATCTTCTTTGTAAACCAGTTTGACCGGGAGATTAACGAGCTTGTTCTGGATGAAGAGACCGACGCGGCGACAGCGGTCAATGTTTATAACAACATGGTGACAAATGTTGAGTTCCGCACAGAACTTCAGACGGACAACTTCATCAAGATGTTCCTTATGACAATCGTTCAGACCGGGCAGGATCGGTACAACAAACTTCACAAGACCGACATCGTAAAAGAAGTCGCTGAGAAGCTGGCTACCGTTACATACTGGAAGGACGGCGTTCTTTACAAACCATCTGTTAAGGACATCAATGATCTTCTTACGGACGTATCCGACAATATCCGCATCGGATAACGTAACCGTATAAACATAAATTATGGGGAGTGGGAATTATCCTGCTCTCCATCTAATTACGCAATTAAATTTTTAAGGAGGACTTGAAATGACAACAACAAAGAAACCGCTCGACATGACAAACATTGATGCCGTACCTATCTTAGATACATACGGCGAACCTGATCGAGTATTCAACAGAGGTGATATCGCAAAGCACTTCAAGGGGAACATCATCCAATTCGTAGGGTTCGGTAGAAATACAGAGACTCTGGAAGATGTGTCTATCTACTCAGAACTCACCGCTTCTAATAGACACCTTTGGGTAAGACCAACGGATATGTTTCTTGGTGAGGTTGACCACGAGAAGTATCCGGATGTAAAGCAGAAGTACAGAGTAGAGAAAGTCTATCTGGAGAAGAAGGCAACGGATTATGGGGTAAATACATTCCTCATTGACAATGATACAAAGATTATGATTCTGGAAAGACTCCGTGGGTTCTTCCGGTCTTATAATCCAAAGAACGGTGATAGGATTCAGGTTTGGGAGACACCGAACTACGGGAATAACTCTATCAAATCTCACAGACCATTCCAGCATGTTCAACTGGTAGAGGGATTCCGTGGAGAAAACTCAATCAAATACTTAAACTTTCAGGAAGACTTCACCATTATCCGCATTGAGACAGATAATGTAATTGAATCTATTTCGATCGGTAACAAAATCCATTTTGTTGGTGAGTACCGGTTCGTTGTAGAGGACATTCATAATCAGAAGTATGAGTTCTTTGAGATTATTCCATCTATACCGGATTCATTCTAAGGAGAATACAAATGACAATGATTGAGAAATGGCACGCTATTCCAGATATAAGCGATGATGACGGATTTGATGAAGAGACCTGTCCGGATTGTGGAGGAGTAGGTCATACGAATAAAGCATCTGGAATCAGGTGTTATACTTGTAAAGGAAAAGGGATTATAAAACGTCGTCCTGTTAAGAAGAAAGACTAACCGAAATTCCTCTTCCAAAGACACATTACCATAAGACCATATTTGGAAGGAGGAATGATTTATGGCAGTAACAAGTGATAATTTCAGGAAAACGGCTGAAACAACTCAGGCTGTAAAGGAGAAACTGGCATCAACTGTATCACAGGCAAAAGAAGGTAAACTTCAGATCGGTGCAGTAATCCGTCTTGTAGCACTTATCATTACATGGATTAATCAGATTGCTGTTACATTCGGTGGATACTCGATTCCATATGTATCAGATTCTGTTATATATCTGATTTCAACCACCATTACTATCATTGCAACTGCCGTTGTATACTGGATGAATAATTCATGGACAGTAAACGCAAAGACAGCGGATGCTATCCTTGAAGCGTTAGATTCCAGTGATATTACAGCGGACGATGTAGTAGATGCTGTGTGTGATGTTATTGACTCGGGTATTGATGGATCTGGTTCTAGTGATTCAGAAGACGAATAATATTATAAAGGAAAGGGTAGGGTTTATTCCCCACCCTTAAACTTTTTTGTAATTATTGCGGTCGTCGCTCACAAAGATATAATTTGATTAGAAAGGAGGACTGGCTAATGTACGCAAGTCTGTCGAGTTCCTATCAATGGAACTTAATGAACCAAAATGATGCGATTACAACACGTATCGCTGATATTCTCCAGAACGGTACAGAAGTGCCACCGGAAAGACTCAGCACTACGTTTTCAACCATTCGGAATAGGGTTCGTAGTCCTATCTTCCAGCAACTTATGAATGCAATCGGAGAGGGAAAGATTTCAATGGTTTACTGCGAGAACATCAAGGTGCCGTTATATCTTCCATTCATCGTATTACAGAATGGGAAATCCCATACCGGTATTGTATTCTTAAACCACTGCGAGTGCATTCCGGGAGAAACGGAATATACCGTTGACCCTAGAAAACTCAAGGTGTCTTTGGAGAGTTGTTATTTTGCTCTTCGGATGATGGAACTTGGTGCTACGCATAATACAAAGCTTACTTCACCGAGTCTAATTCGTCCGTCCAGCAAAATCTATACGCATACAGTACTGGAATGTATCAATCGGAAGTACTCCGTAAAGTTAGACCAGACCGTAAACAATCAGATGATGTTTATGATCTCTCGCTACTTTATCGGAACCGTTCTTGGATATAACCCAGATAGTACAACGATGGAGAACTTCTGCCTCTATGAACTGAAGAACCCAGATATCGGGTCTATCCGTGTCGTAAACGACCAGTTCGCGGCAAGTGACTTTGAGAATATCGCTACATTTATTACAAAACTGGTATCCGTACCGGAGTTGCAGGGACGTATCGGTAAACTCAATGTAAACTCGTTCATACAGATGTTTGTTACACTGTATAATGCTCCGATGACACTGGCTCTTGAGGTTTATCCATATCTGGTGTATAACATTCTTTCTGTGCTCCAGACAACTTATGTAAACAATTACCATATGCTTAAGAATATCGTCGGCGATGATGGTTCTAAGTTGTATGGTTATCTGGTTACAATCTTAGCAGAGTAGAGGGAGGTGAGATACTTATGGATTGGGATACATTTAAAGCAATCGTAGATGATGGTGGTGGGTTTGAAAAAATTGCACTACTTGTCTTCGATAACAGCATTCTGATTATCAACAGAGGTTCAAAGTCCTGTGAAGAATCAGATTTTGTACATCTTGGGAACGAATGGTTCTATAAGGAACCGATTAAGATGAGAAGTAAAAAGACGTTTGAATACGAGGTGCCGGTTTATAACTATCATCCGTTCAACTGCCTTCAGTCTGTTGTCATGGGTGACATCACTCAGATCGACGAGCAGTCGCTCTCAGATATGTTCTAAACCAAGTGGTAATGAATTGTCTAATAGTCATTTCATTTATATATTAAAAGCTCGACTAGAAAAAGATAGGTAGAATCTAACTAGAATACTAAGGTGTATTATACATTGATGTAAACTAGAGTTATTTAGGTTCAATGCCATGACCTATCTTTAACACATTCTAGTTGTGTCATTCCGGAATGACATAGGACTCAAAATCTTAATATTAAGGAGGAAAAGAAAAATGGCAAACAACACGAATACCATGACAAATGGTAATGATTACCAGCAAATGGAAGCGCAGGCAAAGCGCAACTTGCAGGGTATGCAGGAAGAACACCGCAGATACTGCAATCACAAGAATCAGAACAACCGTAGGACTATCTCGATCCATGAGTACAACGGGTACATTCAGGACAAGGATAAGTACTCCGAGACGACCGGCTACTGCACAGGTTGCGGCGCCATCTTCGAGACTGAGTCTTACAGCCGTGAAGAGATTTCCACCGGCATCTACATGTTCAACAGTATGCTTCACCAGATCAAGTTAGTTGCATCGTTATCCAAAGAGGATGTCGAGCAGGTTGCGAAGACTTTCGATGCACTTGACACTCTGGCAAAGACGGCTAACTATTACAACAACATGATCGAGAAGCTGGGTAACGGAAAGGGCAACGGCAACAACAGAAACCGTGGCAATGGTAAAGGACACATCGGTGTCGATGCCGGAATGTTCGGCGGTGGAAGAGGTTATTAAATCCATTTTATATACAGGGACTTTCCCGGTATAAATGTTCTACGTTTCTATTTTCCTAGCAAGGGTAGAGTGGCGGCAAATAAGTCGCCACTCCAACTTTGCGAGGTTTATTTTTTGTCAATAAAACTGTAACCTATAGAGACAAGGAGGTATATCAGATGGGTATACGAAAATCCAAATCAACAATCGTAGATGATGAATTTACGAAGTTGAAGGATGACATAGACAAGTTACAAAAGTCGCCTACTCTCTACATTTCATTCCGTGGAGAAGCGGGTACAGAACAGCTCTGCCATGAAATGGTAAACAACATGGTTGACGAGCACAGGAATAAGAATACTCTGTCCGATGGTATTATGAAGATTCATCTGGATGGAGAGACTGGTATGATTTACTTTAAGGATACTGGTCGAGGCATTAACTTTGATGATTTAGAGGATGCTTGTACTGTATTACAGGCAGGTACAAAAATGGATAGAGCATCTGGTGGAGCGTCCGGTGGTGAATATGGTGTCGGGCTTACTGCAACCAATGCATTATCTGAACAATTTGAAATTACATCTACACGAGAAGGAAAGTCCCGCTTCTTAAAGTTTCTTAATGGGCGAAAGGTTGAGGATCGAACCATTGATACTGATCCAAAGTTACATGGACTGAATGTTGGTTTTAAACCGTCTAAAGCATTCTTAGGAGAAGACGCAGCGGTTCCACTTCATAGTTTCTCAGAATGGTTAAAGAGGACAGTCTTTACACTGGAGCGGAATATCCAGATTACCTTTACTGCATCAGATACATCTGGTAAGGAATACTTTCATGAAACCTATCAGAACGAGGAAGGTAACATCGGTGGATTCATTCCGGCTATTGTAGGAACCGAAATTGGATATCTGATGAAGAGTCCGGTTGTACTAAATAACTCCATGACAATTATGGAGACAAATATTCCGGTTAAGACGGATAACGATGATGGTACCGTTACCATCGAAATGACAGAACGAGAAAGAGAAATCGCAGTAGAGTTTGCGTTTAACTATTCTCCTAAGATAGTTGAACCGACTGTATACGGATTTACCAATATGATTGAGCAAATGGATGGTGGTGTCCATGTCAATGCTTTAAAGTCCGTATTATCCTCTGTACTTCATGAGAAGATTACTGCGACGATGAAGAAGAATGAAACACCCGTACTTCCAGAAGATGTACTCACTGGATTAGTTGGTGTTGTAAACTTAAATACCACCATGAGTACAGGGTTTGAATCACAAACTAAGCATAAGCTTGGTAATAGAAAGTTTATTGAACCTCTTAAGAAACTCTATAAAGAGGCAGTAGAAGGATACTTTGAAACCACGGAAGGTAAGAAAGAGTTTAAGAAGATTTCTGATTTCGTAAAGCTCAATGCAAGAATCCGTAATAACGCGGCGAATGAGAGAAAGAAAGTAAAGACATCTCTTCCATCCCTTATGGATTCTAAGCTTATTGGAAATTATGTTGCAGCGAACCTTATTGGAACACCAAAAGAGGAACTTCCTGTCAATCTGGAAATATACATTGTAGAGGGAGATTCCGCTGGTGGTCAAGCAAGAAAGGCAAGATTCAATCCGGATTATCAGGGAATCTTAAACTTTACAGGTAAACCAGATAACTTCTATAGTACCTACAGAATGACTCACTCTACCAATCTTCCGGCAGGGAATGTCTACTCTATCCTGATGGATAAGGTTCTTGGTTGTGGATACGGTAGTCACTTTAATGAGGATAACCTTATCTATGACAAGATTATTTATGCGTTCGATGCCGATATTGACGGAGAGCATATGGCAGGTATTACCTTATCTTCTACCTATGCGATCGCTCCACAGCTCGTAATGAACGGTCATTGTTACAGAGTTCTCACTCCGCTCTATAAAGTAGCAGAGTCTCAGGCGGCAGCAAATAAGATGAGTAAGACGAACATCAATGCCGATGATTATGTCTATACGAAAGCAGAACTCTTTGACCGGTTTGAGAGAAACGCAATCAAGTATGCAAGAATCAAGTTTACTACTAGAGATGATTACATCTCAAATGACAATATGAGAAGGTTCCTTGTAGCAAACCGTGATTACTATCAGGTATTGGATGAGATATCCATGTTTGAGTCTGTACCAAAAGAGGTTTTAGAGTTTATCGCAGCTACACCTGATTTTGATAAACATATTAAGGACTTAGACCCAGAACTGGATTACTCAGATGGCTCCATTCATGGGTGCTATAAAGGAGATTTCGTAGCAGTAAACTTAAACTCAACCCTTATGGATAAAGTCCATTATCTTACTAAGGTTATTCAGGAGAGTAACGATGGAATCTATCAGTTTGAGTTCTATGACAGAAGAGGAGAAAACTCCGATTTCAATCATATCGGAAAGCTTACAATCGGTCAAATTATGGAACTTTGTCAGAAGTATTCTCCCTATATTGTAAACCGGTATAAGGGACTTGGTGAGATGAGTAAGTATGAGATGTGGAAGTTTGCTATGAATCCAAACTACAGAAGACTGGTTCGTTATACAGTTGCAGATGTACAGCGGTTTGAATCGACTCTGGATGATTTGTTTGTAATGAATCCGAAGGGTCGCCGTATTAGAAAGCATCTGGTTCAGACAGCGAATCTATCACTTGATGAAATTGACAATTAAGGGAGGTGTCATTCGTGGCAACAAAGAAAAGGGTTACAAAGAAACCCAAGACAGAGGTTATCGAAACCCAAGAGATGTATGACCAGAATATCGTTGACATAGATGCTGGTGAACTTACTCGGGAAACAGTAATCCGTTATGGAACAAATGTATCGGTTGCCAGAGGCTGTCCGATGTTATACGATGGGTTAATTCCTGTCGTAAGGAAAATGCTCTGGACAATGTATTATGATAAGAAGCTCTATCCGGATAAAAGATATCAGAAAGCAGTAGAGTTTCTTCCAGCTACAACGAAGTATCACCCACATGGTGATCAGTCCATCAATACAGCGTTTGAGAATATTACAAAGACGTGGGAGAATAACGCACTCTATATAGAGATGGACGGAAACGAAGGTTCTGTTGCAGGTGATGATGCAGCATCACCACGATATTTGGATGCAAGATTAAGCCAGTATGCGTGGAAATGTTTCTTTGAAGAGTTTGATAGCTCTGTCATTGAGATGCAACAGAACTACTTACGAAGCGATATGGAGCCGGTTGTATTACCGGCTAGATATCCAAATTTCTTAATGAATTTGACAATTGGTATTGCGTGGGGAAATGCGTTTGTAAAGGTGCCATTTAACTTAAACGAGAGCTTTGAACTTACGCAGGCGTTACTGGAGAATCCGGAGATGGAGAGAGTCTATCTCTTCCCAGATAGTCCAAGAGGATACGAGATCATTGATGATGGAGTAATCAGAGATATCTGTGCAACAGGTTCTGGTACTATCCGTATTCGAGCAAAGCTTAAGTACCATCCGGAAGGACATTACATTCTCTGCAATGGATTTCCTGAAAAGACCACAATGGATTCCATCATTAAGGCGATTGGTCAAAGAGAACATAATGACCCAATTGGTATCAAGGATATCTCAGATAAGTCTAATCTGGAGACAAATGAGTTTTGGATTCTCTTAAAGAAGGGAGCTGATCCGGATTATGTCATCAATGAACTCTATAACGATTCCAAGATTGGACTAAAGTCCTATGCACAGGTGTTACTCAATTATGCAGATCGTACCAGAATGATGTCGGATACTGGGTCTATTCCTCTTAAAGAAGCAATCCTTAAATGGATTGATTGGCGTATTGATATCAAGCATCGAACCATTGCAAAAGAGCTATTAAAGACAAAGGAAGAGAAACATCGGTTAGAGGCGCTGGTGCGTCTTGGTAGACAGGATTTGATTGACCAAGTGTTTGAAGTCATTAAGTCTGCCGATACAGACGATGAAATCATAAAGAGATTGATGGAAGATTTCGGGTTCTCTTCTTATCAGGCAGAACTCATTTCAAACATGAAAGTGAAACAACAGAAGCGTGGTAGTATCGAAGGATACAAGAAAGCCTACGCTGAGATTGATAACAAGATTAAGGAGAAAGAGGATATCTTATCTTCCCGCACCAGAATCAAACAGATTATCTGGGATGAACTTGAAGAGGGTAAGAAGTTGTTCGGTAAACCAAGGCAATGCCATGTTGTAAAGCCGGATGATGATAAAGCTCCCGTATTCCATTACAGAGTAGCGATTACCAAGAAGTATGTAAAGAGGCTCTCTCCGAATGGAGTTGGTGTTGGTTTCTTGGAACCAAATGACGATGTGATCGCATACTTTAATGACATTACGTCAGTGGATTATGTTCACGTCGGTAGCGATGTCGGTGAGTGGTGTTATCTTCCGATTGATAGAATCTCTGCAACTGACCCGTCTGCAAAGGGTACTCCACTTGAAGAGTTACTCGGTATGACAGGTAACGCAGTTGCAGCTATCAAGACATCTATTCCTAGTATAAAGGAAAACCCGGGTAAGTACAGGCTTTATTGCTTTACAAGAAGAGGTTTAATCAAAGCAACTCCTTTCTCTGACTTTAATGTAACCCGTACAAAGATTGGAGCTATCTCTCTTAGTGAAGGCGATTCGGTATGTTTCATGGGATTACTCTCAGAGAGCGACAATGAAAGACTTGTCTATACGAAGAATGGTATGGGGATCATCTTAAGGTTATCTATGACACCATCGACTGGTAGACTTACCAAAGGTCACAGAGTCATCAAGTTTGAAGGTGACGATGAAGTACAGGGAGTATGCGTAAGTAGAAGTGTACATGAGGTCTGTGTCATTACAAAGAAAGGGTTTGCTAAGGTCATCGAAATGGATGATGCACTGAAAGCAACCAAGAGAAGACAGACTATGTTAGAGCTTACCAGACTAAACGATGGAGATGAGGTCTTTAAGGTAATACCGATGAATAACGTGCTGTTTGAATCAACGTTGGTATTTCAGATGCAGTCTGGAGAAAAGACAGAGGTACCTGTTAATACGATAAAAGTTCTCACAAGACATGCGAAGTGTGCTAAGGTTGCTCCGGTACGTCGAGGTGACTCCATCATACGAATACGAGTGAAAGGTGATGACAGATGAGAAATGACGAGAAACAATTACCCGCTGTATGTAACCCATTCTGGGTCTGTACAGTTGAACAGTTTATAGACTGGTTACTTAACCAGTGGCGTGTACCACGTTGGGTATGGATTGAACGTCCCAAAGAGGACGAGTTAAGTGACGATGAAAAGAGGATTCTCGGACTGACTTACCTTCGTCACAAATACCCGGAAGCCGCATGGATTGATCCATCAAGACCAGACCAGTCAGCGCCGATGTGTGACGGTGTGTGGTCATCGGCTTCAACAAGACCCAGTTGTTGCTCCCTTGCAGGATGCGCACAATGCATGTGCCTGTTCTGTAGTTGGAGAAGTAATAAGTTTTACGATGGTGCTATGTATGGGTTGAACCAACTCCTTAGAGAAGAATCTGCCTCTGGGTATAGTGACCCAATGAGGACTGCATCGGGTTGGGTACCGCCGCAACAACCATTCTTCTGCATCTAAACAATCAGAGAGGGCTTCATTTGAAGTTCCTCTCTTTTTTGTATTTTCCACAAGGTTGTAAGTAAAGGAAGGAGATGATAAATCTTGAGTAGTACGAAACAATCTGGTGGTTCATCCGCAGTTGTAAGAGAAGAGTTATATCCAATCGTAGCAAAATCTCTGGATGATAAGAAGAACCAGAAATTATATAAAGAGAATATCGACAAGTATATGGCTGCGCATATTGATTCGTATACTAGTGTCGGTCCATCTACCAGACCAACCCTTTCTCCATCTGATGTATCCAGATTCATGCAGGTGGTTGGGCTTGATGATAAAACGGTTACAGAGACGCTTAAAAAGGTGAAAGGGAATAGCTCCAATTGGAAAAACTTTAATAGCCCATACAATATAGGGATAGTTTTATCCATCCGCTATTTTGGAAAGGCTAAGAACGATGAGCAAGTCCACAACGGGTTATTATACATGGTAACCAACATATATCAGTACATGTTCTGGAAGTATTGGAAGTACCCACCCAATGAAGCAGTAATGGCTTACACCATAGCTAATCTGTCTCAGAGATTCAAGTTAAAGAAGTCTGGTACAATTCTTGCTGCTTTAATGGATATTATGGAGACTTGTTACGCAACCCATAAACCAAGGATTGATCGGTGTCAGGATATTGACATCTTAAAGTTCATCAACGATGCAACGAGTCGTATCAATAGTTTTATGAAGAAACTCAGAAGTGAGTTTGAAGAGAACATCAAGAATGATAACTATCTTCAGAGTGAACATGATGACTATTCAGATGAACATTTTTATGAAGCGGACAGTGACAGCTTTGCGATTGACCGTATTACAAATAAAGTTCTAACGAACCTTGTTGTAAACGGACCTGATCGTAAGATTGTGGAACTCGCTGCAAAGAATTGCACGGTTTCTATCAATACATTACAGACCAGTGTTCTAACGCTGATATCAGAAGATAACAGAGATGACATTCGTAAAATGATTGAGTGTCTCTTAGCTTTATACTTAAATGGGAATGAAGGAGCATCCGTAGCTGACATTGGAACTAACAAGTTCTATGTCTACTGTATTAGGGTATATAGAAACTCCAATACCGCGAATAAGAATATTATCGAAATCAAACGTATTCTTGATAAGTGGGTAGAGGATTTGAACCTTAGACAGAAGGTTAGTACAGTCGGTTCCCTTGGAAATTACAGAAAAGCAATCTTCCTGTTTTTTGTATTTACAATCGAAAAACTTGCATAACGAATTTTGGTATAGGCGAATGCAATGCATTTTGTCTATACCAAATCTTAACTTAAAAATAGAGCATATATTAAAGCAATACATACAGAAAGGAGCTATAGAAAGATATGAATCTACAAATCAAACGAAACGACGGCAATGGGTTAGTTGCATCATGTGACCATCTTGGTTTCATTATGGTCTTTCAGGATACAACCCTAGCCAAGCATCACCAAATCAGGGAGGACTTAGAGCAAGTGTTCCCCGACGCAGACGTAGTAGATATCTTTTACGACTACAAGTCAGCGTCGATCTTTATCTACGATACCACAATGGAAAAATTAACAAACGAAGATCGCGCAAGCATTCACGAAGCAGTTAGTGATGGAAACAAGCGCAAGTATGCAATTATTATGCATGGGAAGGTTTTGAAGGGGAGTACCATAACGCAATTAGCAGTAAATGAGACACGAAATGGATTGTACATTGGTAAGAAGTTCAATAATCTTTTGACGATTACCGCAGACCTCCCGGAAGATATGGAGGATTTTGATGACAATGAAAATTAGCGGAGGTGGGGCGGCAACGCCCCTCTTCGAGACTGTTTTTGCAAAGAAACGTATTTTTTGTAAAGATCCGACCTATGAAATGATTGAATGGTTTTACTCAAATGAGAACACGAAGGATATTTTCTATGAGCCAATTGATGATCGGGTAGCGGTTGTAACGATTACAGAAGACCGCAATGGATACTTATCCGAAAAGAGTATTACCATAGGACAGAATCAGAAGAATCTCATCATTCACAATTTCTTATTTTACCATCCCGATAAATATGAGGACTATTAACATTTCTATAATGATTAAACAGCATAAAGGAGGGAGAATATGCACTACAAAATAGATATATCAAAACGTGCGAAAGCAGAAAAGTTAGTATATTCTGTAATGGATGCATTAGACCCGAGCGGCACCAATACGAATCGTTATAAAAAGTTATTCGGGACGATGTCGGATGCTAAATTTGAGAACTTCATGAAATGCATGTTTGACGACGACAATATTGACTTTACATTAGAAATCAAGGAGTTCGAGCGGGAGCTTAAAATCGAGCAGATTGAAAAAGCTGCAAAGATTTTGGGTATCCCACTCGAAGAATACGTTGTACTTCCGCATGTGTCAAAGTCTCAGGAGCATCCAATGGTCACAAAAGAAAAGTGCATCACTGGATTCTATATTGACAAACGAATGGAACAGATGAACACGAAAAAGAATAGCACGTCCACCCATATCAATGAAAGGTCTGCAACGACCGGTCAGGTTGTTGGTCATGATAAGAATGGACGTTCATCCGATCAGGAAAACATCGCACTTACTGTTATCGGAGCTAATAATATCCTTAAAGAGTTAAATGGATTCCGTGCAGATGGATTACAAAGAAAGAATTACGCTTATGCGCAGATTGCTAAAACTGGTTCTTGCTCTTTACAGGATATTGAGGAACAGGCAGGTATTGAGGACAGACTTGCACTGGAAACGGTCGATACTTATTATATGACAGCAGGACTTGGTACAGACCTTATCACACCAAGTAATCTGTTGATATCGACAATCAAGAAAGGGGAAGAAAAGAAGAAATGACAATCGAGGGTGTAGTGGTTCGTACAGCGAATCAGCAAAAGAAGATGAGTAGGGAGTTGTTGCAGGCTCTTACAAATGCCTGTAAATCAAACAAGGGGTTACCAATCATATATCAGTATCTCCATAACCCGAAGGAAGAACTAATCGTAGATTCTGATAACACGATGGGGTATGTACGAAATGTACATCGAAACCACAAAGGGGACATCATCGCAGATGTTGAGATTATGCAGTTACTCCGCATTTCCTCAAACTGGCAGGGAGTAATCGACAATATTGCCGCATCACCCAAACCCAATCAGAACAATATCATTACAGTAGATGCATTTATCGTATATGACGCAGAAGCAAAATCAGAAATTGATAAGCGAAACGAAGAGAAACGGTTGGCAGACCCATTAGAGGGTAGACTTGCAAAGCCGGGAGTCGTTCCGTTTATGTCCTCCGGAAACGACGATACAAACATCAAGGAGATTAGCGAAAAGTTGATTGACGATTATAAAAAACGTGTCGCTCAACAGTGAACTAATCAAAAGTACTAATTAAGGAGGGATTAACAAATGAACAGCGTATTTGGAAAAGACGAGAATAATGTTCGTAGTGGAAACACAGTTGGAAATCAGCCGGATGGTGTGTTGCAGGGAATTGCGGCGACAATGGAAGTCGCAGGTATCGAGTCCATCCCGCAGGCACAGCAGGGTCCGTTGATGCTTGGATATTCAATGGACGAAAAATAAAGAAGACAACCCGAGCATGGTAGTACCAGAAATATCACTACCATGCTCATCAACTTATGTTTGACTTATATATTAAAAGTGTGATGAAATGACCGTGGTGAGAAATATTACAACACTCCAATCTGTATGTATGTGAATCAGTACGGCGACAGTTTAGCTTAATACACCACAGGGTTCATCACCCGTACAATATAAGGAGGGATATCTTTTGAGCTGGTCTGAAGAGATATCTCTTCTATTATTTGTAACTATAAAAAGCCTATTATCACTAATGGAGTGTCACAACAAAATAAGTAGTTGTGGTAGAATTGGTTCGATTCCAATTAATAGGATTCTTGGCAACTACTAACCAAGAACAACATACAATACAATTATGGAGGTAAAATTATGAGTGAATTTGAACAGGCAAGTGTAGTAGAAACACCTGAAGAGAAGTTACTTAAGATTGCAGTCATCGGAACAGGTAATTGCGGTTCGATGCTGGCAAACGACGCTGCTGAGAATCTTGGACTCGATGCAGTGGCAATCAATGGTTCCCAGAAAGACCTTGACTTAATCGACTGCCCGAGAGTGGTAAAGATTTCCGTCGGGGATGGAAAGGGTACCGGTAAAGACAGAGATAAGGCGAAGGAATTCTTCTTATCGGATTCTGGTCTTCTGTTAGACCAGAAGGTAATACAGGTCGTTGAGAACAATGACGTTATTGTACTGACAACCAGCACCGGTGGCGGTTATGGATCGGGTTCATCCACAGAGTTACTGGAAGCTCTCCAGACGATGTATGAGAATAAGGTATTTATCATCGCAGGTGTTCTGCCGTTTATCTCAGAAGGTTCCGCAGCATTTGAGGGAACGAAAGCATGGCTCCGTGAACTCAGTCAGTTGCATCCGACCTATATGATTTACGACAACAATAGATTTGCAAAGAATACGTCACCGAATAAGGCGGCGGCTATGGTAAACGAATCCTTTGTAAGAGACCTTATGGTTCTTGAGGGAGACTTTATCAAAGAGACCAGAACCGGTGGTATTGACCAGCGTGATATGCTTACCGTATTATCACAGGAAGGTCGTATCTTCATCGACTCTATGGAAGGACTGGAGCTTTCCGATATCATTGATGACTCTCTGATCGCTACCATTAAGAACCACATCGACAAAGAGTCTGCTCATGCAGAACTGGTTGGTGATAAGGAAATCACCGCATCTGCTCTTATGTATGCTCTGGGTGATGAGTTCGATCTCGTAAAGGGTAGTGCAAAGAGTGACTTGCAGGAGATGTTCGGCGAGCACATCAAGGATACATCCAACTTCTCCGATGAGGATGAAGGAAGTATTGCGATTGTATTATCCGGCTTAACGGAGCCGTCTATGGTAATCGACCGCATCATCAACCGGGCGCAGAAGATGGAAGACAAAATCTTAGGAAGAAAGGCGGTTACATCTAAGCTTTCTAAGCTGGATTCTACATCAAAGCTTAAATCTGTTACAGCAAAGCAGAGTTTCGCAGATGAGACACCGGTTGCAAAGGCAACATCCGCTGGCGGAGATTCTTCTAAGGAAGAACTGTTAAAGAAGTTCATGGAGAAGAAGAACGCCGGTAAGTAAATTAGACCTATATTAAAAGGTTACGGACGAGGTGAACTTATAGTTTGCCTCGTCCTAAAATATCATCAAATTAAACATACAGTGAAGGAGGATCAACATGAGTCTTTTAGACGGAAAGGTTACGTTAGACGGTGAGTTTAACGGAGGAAGGAACGGGCGTAATAACAGGAACAACAACGACCGTCGAAACAACGGAAACAATGGTAACAACAACGGAGGATTCCGTGAGAACAGAAACGGCAAGCAGAGGTCATATGACAGTGCCGGTTATCAGTTTAACAAGTCTTCTTATCTGACTGATGAGATGCGTGAAGCGATGGCAAGCGAGAATCAGGAGCCGGAGAAGAAGCAGGAGCATGACAAAAGAGCAGATGCGATGAATGCATTCTGCTATGATTTCTCTGACAATGCATCCGATTTCAAGAGAATGAGAGATGTTGTGATTGATGAGTTCCCGGATGCAGTTAAGTATATCCGGAATTATTACAATCCGAAGAATACAAGTCTCTATCTTGATGCAGCGAATCGTCTGATTCAGACCGTATGCACAACGCAGTTTGCAAGTGCACTGGGTAGCGTATTAGAGTCTGGAGTATGGTCAGATGACGGAACGTATGACAGATGCTGGAGAAGTATTGCATTCGTTATATCGGCAGCTCTTGAGACTCGGTATGAAGCAATGCATGGTGATACCGTTCGTAAGTATGCGACGGAGATTCTGCCGCGTATGTGGAAACCAGAGATTGAAGAGATCGTTACAGAGACCGGTGTAACAAAGGATCTGGCGCTCGACCTTATCATCGCAATTCCGATGGTTGGCAGTGAGTGGAACGGTAGTAACATTGATGCGTTCTATGGAAGGTTCCTTAACAAGATGCTGGAGCACGCTGAAGACAATATGGACGTTCTCAATTATGAGGTTCAGGGAATGCTCTATAACAGATTCTTCGGCAGCAGTAATACAGCACTCAAGGTTATCGGTAAGTTCTTGACATCTGAGCCGCGAGAAACATTCGATTCCGATGTTCAGGAAGCGGTATATAAGGATTTCATCAAGATGTTATATACGAAACTCGACAAGTATGACATCGGTGAGATTGCTTATGTATTCAAGTATGTGAGCATTGCCCGCAAGCATTATCCGAACGTGAAGACCATCTTTGCATCAGGCGATGTTACCGGATACGACAATGTCCGCAAAGGATTTGTTAAGTGCTTGGAAGATGACTCAGAAGCAATGAAGTATCTTGCATAACTTTCTAAGATCCCGGGTGGAATAATCCAGATTCTGCCCGGGTATATTTTTTCTAAGGTAAAATAACTTTTAAATTATTATCTTGCAAATAACAGAAACTTAATGCCGAGAATAGTCTCGGTAAAACTATACAAATTGGAGGTAAACCATACCATGTTATTTATCAGGAATCTTACTGATGAAGCAAACTCAGATTTTGCAGTTTGCATGACAAAAACAGACGAAACTGTGGGGTTACGATTATTTCTTCCGAACGAAGAGGAAATTACCATCTTAACATCCAGCGTTCCCGACATTGACCAGAGCATCAAGCGGTCTATCGAGCATATCGGGAAAAACACAGACACTCTTTGTGAGACAGCATCCGGTCTCTCCTGCTCGTTAGCAGAGAAGCCAACCGAAGTTGCTTTCTATGTAAAGGGTGAGCGTATCGGCATCGTAGCCGATGATGAGACACTGCCGGTAAACGTTGAGGTCATTCCGGAGAAGACTTCAGATGAGAAACAGCGCCGCTATCCGCGTGATATGGTTCTGTTCATCTGCGAGAGAGATGCAGATAATGATGTTGTACTTAACGTGGACAACCGCAATCTGGTCGGAAAGCCGATCGTTGCCTCAACAGAGAAGTATCAGTTCGTGCTGGCGATGATCAAGTGGCCCATCTGGAGCAATCTTCGTTTCCCGGTTTATATGTACATGACACAGGGAGAGAAAGAGTTCGGAGCAACCCAGCTTGGTTCCCGTACCGAAAACAAGATCACCAAGAACCAGCTTGATACTGATGTGGAAGTATCGGAAGCGAAGAGCTATCTGGAAGAGTCCGCAAGAATCATGGCTGAGAGAGCAGAGCAGGCAAAGCGTCACAACAACGAGAACGGTGGCGGTTATCACAAGAACAAAGGAGACAACGTGAAGGGATCAGGAAGAGACGGCGGTTACAACAAGGGTAACCGGGATGGAAAGTTTTCCTCAAAGCATCCGAAGGGAAACAACGGTGCTTTCGGCGGCAAAGGAAAGAACTTCAGACGTAACGGTCAGCGTTAATGTCTGGTAACCCCATTTTATGACATAAATAAGCAGGGATGAATCATTAATTTGATTCTCCCTGTTTTACGTTTATACTTACAAGGAGATATGTATGAGAGCAATTATGAGTACACCTAGAAAGACTCATAGTGAAACGTATTGTGAGATTCGGTTACCATATGACCGGATTTATGAATGTACTTTGGAGAACCCAGATGCACAGGAGATGTGGATTCGTATCTTTAATGGTTGTATTGACTTCTTAAAGACCGGAATTGGTATCATTGATTTTACCAATCCTCTTAGAAGAGACTACCAGATTATTTTTACGAGCAGATATACTTGGGTTGCTCCAAAGGATAGTAGAAGAGATGCAGAGAAATACCCATGTGATGGATATGAACTATGTAATAAATTCGTGGATGCCTATAATACAGAAAGGACTGTATGGTTTCCATACTTTGCGTCATCAAAGATTGTAGAAGAACATATGCTAGTTGTGATTACGCAGATGCACGAGCAATGTTTGATGCTAGATAAATACAATAGGAGACCATCCGTTTACGGTGTCAGTAATGGGTAGCTACTAAAGTTTGATAACTCCTTGGACATCTATTTAGATTACATTGAAAGGAGTTATTAACTATTATGGCAAGCGCATTAAAAGAATTACAGGCGAAACATGAAAAGACGGGTCTTTTCTCTAGTAGTGAAACATCAATATCGTACCCGATGGGATTCCCGGTATTAGACCAGATGCTTGGAGCAGTTTATGTTAGAACTGCTCCGGATGGGTCTACCTTTAAGGATGTCCATATTGGTGTTCCAGCAGGTACGTTTACTATTTTTTGTGGGCAGACATCAAGTGGTAAGACAACAGCGGCAATTCAAGCGGCATGTAATATCGTAGAACCGTTTGGTGATGATGCCTATGTAATTCACCGAGATGGTGAAAAGAGTTCCAACTACAATCGTGTTCAGGCAGTCAGTGGTTGGAGCAAAGAGAAGATTGATGCTTGTTACAGCATCGAAAAGGACAACTGCACATGGGAGCATGTGTTAAAGGAGATTATCGAAATCGCTGAGGATAAGAAATCCAAAGGTGATAAAGCGATGTACAATACAGGACAGTATGACATCTGGGGGAATGAGTATCGGTACTACGTTCCAACCGTTATGATTATCGACTCCCTTATGAAGTTTATGTCCGAAAAGGAAGCGACCGATATGATTAACGGTCTGACATCAGGTAGCCGTGGAGCTATTTACAACGGCGTATTCTTTAGAAACGCACTGGACTACATGTACAAGTACAATATCAATGTATTTGTAATCAATCACTTGGGAGATGCAATGCCGAATATGAATGGTCTCCCGAAACCAAAACAGATGACCTTTATGCCGAGTGGTAAGTATATGTCAGGTGGTGATAAAACCAGACTTCTTACGTCTTCTATCATCAACTTTAGACCGCTTACAACAAAGAGTGACATCAAGACAGAAGAAGTGAACGGATGGAACGGTGTTCCAACAGAGGCATATGTTATCAAGTCTCGTACATCCAAAGGTGGATTCTCTACCTTAATGGAGTTTGTACAGGAGACTGGATTTGATGAGAAAATCACTCTACTTCATTTTGCAGAGAAGCAGGGATTAATTAAGGGAAGAAACCCGAGTTGCTATTTTGAAGGGGAACCGGATGTGAAGTTTGATACCCGTTGTATTATGAGGGAATTTGCAGAGAAGCCGGAAGTTGTCCGTGCTCTTATCACATCATGCAGAGAACCGCTTATGGATTTGATTCCGGTTGTGGATTTATCAACGAGTGCAGACCCGACTCACAATACCGCCGCTAATAAAATGGCAACTAAGCAGATGATGCGAGAGCTTCTTAGCGTTCGGTAATCTATCCCTTGAAACTATATTAAGCTACAGTAAGAAAGGAGAGTAATAGAATGGACAATGCGAGCACAGATCTTCTTAAGGAAGAGTCTCCAACAGAAAAAGAACTATGGAGACAGCAGTTATGCAAAATGTTAGGGAAAACCAGCGAAGAGATAGATGAAATGATTGCGGCTGGTGAGTTGTTCGATGCTGAAATGACCCACGAAGATTGGGTAAAACGTTACGGGTGGGATGAGGAGAAACCAAAGCAGGAGATATTAAAATCAATGTCCCATTTGTCAAAGAAGTTACAACCGTCAGCCGCTAGTGAAAACGCAACAAGAGTTGTTAGTACAAATCCAACCCAAGAGGAAGAGGAACAGACAAGTGGTTATGTTGAGGAAGAACCAGAAAAGCCGGTTAATCCAGACGACAACTTTAGGGCAGTTGTATGTCCGAACTGTATTATCTATGAGACAGTTGGTTGTCAGCATTGTGGGTTGTATCAGTACGGTTACAAACATAAGAACTTCAACTTCCGAGCGGAGAAGATATAAAAGAAGTTAAGAAGTTAAGTAGTTAGGAGGGTAATATCATGGCTTTATCACAAAGCAGAGTTCTCTTGCAACAGGTGTTGGAAGAGAAACAAAAACAATTCGAGGGAGATAACTCGATACTTGGTATCAGCTCCCTTACCTTCCCTGCATACATTGATTCATCCAGAACCATTATGGATGTCAATCATCAGTTGCAGAGAGTAGTAGTTGAACATACGGAGTTTCCATATGTATTCACCAACTCGGAGAATATGTTTGGTCATCGTTCTACCTATAACGTAGTGGCGAAGTCTGACCTTGACGTATGGAAGATTATTCCAAAGTTCGACCAGTTAGACATTGACAGTAAAACGCAACCTGCACTCATCATCTTCTATAACAGGGAGAAAGAGGAGTATGACCTTATTTATAAGCAGGATGTACAGAACCTTCCGGAGAAGTATGGGTTCCAGTATGACCATCATGTATTAGATGAGTTAAAGGAAGGTGATGTACTTGAGAAAGGCACAACACTGACAAGACCGACCTCGTATGACAAATATGATAACTATGGATTTGGTCAGAATGTCAACTTCATGTATCGGTTGGATATGTATACGATTGAGGATGCAATCGTAGTATCAGACAGATTTGCAAAGTCGTTCGTATCCACAGAGGTTGAGCTTGTCAAAGTAACGTTAAACGAGAATAACTTCCTCGGAAATCTCTATGGAGACGAGGATATTTATAAGTGCTTCCCGGATATTGGAGAAGACATTAAAGACAACAAGTTATGTGTCTGGAAGATGCTTAACAATTCTCAGATACTGTTTGATATGAAGAGTACAAACATGCGAAAGGCTATGCCATCGGATGTCAACTTCTATAACAGTGGGACGATTGTAGATATTGATATCTACTGTAATAAACAAAGAGAACAGATTCCGAATACGAAGTATAATCAGCAGGTACTTCGGTATATCGACATGGACATCTCGTTCTATACGAGAGTATACGAAGCCACTCAGGAACTCATTGATAGTGGATACGCTGTATCGAAGTCCATCAAGGAGTGGAATAAGAGGGCAAGTGAACTGTTGAACAAAGACGAGGGAACCGGATATAAGGTTAAAGATGAAAACAACTCCGTATTTTCCAACATTGTTATCTATTTCCTCGTTAAGAGAAAGGTTGGGTTATCCAGAGGACAGAAGCTCGTTGGACGATATGGAAACAAGGGCGTTATCTCCCAGATACGTCCGACCAGAGAAATGCCGCACTTTGGAAACGGAGAGGTTGTCGATGTTATCTTTGACTCCCTCGGTGTACCGAACCGACTCAATATATTCCAGCTTTATGAGCAGTCTGTAACCGCTCAGGCAAGGCAGGTAAGAGACCATATCAAAACGCTTAGCCGCACTAAGGATAAGGAGAGAATCTTCTTTAAGTTCTTACGGATTTATAACGAAGAACAGGCGGATAGAGTTTATCAGGATTATCTGGAAGAGAATCCGACTGCCGCTCAGAAGAGGGCGTACTTTAAGAACTACATCGAGAATGATGGTATCTATGTCCATATCGAATCGTTCTGGCATAAGAAACTTATGTGGGATTGCGTGAATGAGGCATATGATACATTTGACTTCTTAAAGCCGTATCAGATTTACTTCTGGCAGAAGGACACCAAACGGTGGGTAAAGCAGATTAAAGACGAATATGTCGGATACATGCATGTGATGAAGATGAAGCAGTCTTCCAAGAAAGGTTTGTCGGTTAGAAGTACAGGACCGATTAATAGTTATGGATTACCGGATAAGTCTGACGATGCAAAGAAGTTCATCATACGGCATTCCAATACTCCGGTCAGGTTTGGTCGTCAGGAGACAGAGAACAATCTGATGTTCATGAATCCGTATTATATTGTAAAGGAGTTCTTGTTCCAGAGAAACTCACCGGTTGCTCGTATGGAGCTTGGTAAAGCTTTGCAGGAGAATTATCAAGGAGTTTATGACTTACCTGTAACTGGTCTGATGACCAATAAGAATGTTGAGATGTTAGAGGTTCACTTACTCCAGATGGGCTATGAGTTAAGTCACGAGTATGATATTCTGGATTTGACACCGGGTGATGGAGTAAAGACCCATATCTACAACAACCGGAAATACATCTGTACATCAGATGAAATCAGGCATATTATTGCAAGAGACTTAGCAGAAGCCAGAGTAAACAATCTGGAGTCTGGAGAGATATTCGTTGGGTCGGATATCAACTTTGAAACATTCATTGATATGATTGCAGATCAGTTAGAAACACAGATTGAGGAACATATGGGTTAATCCCATTAGATGAGAGTAGTCTTGATTATCTTGACTACTCTCATTATTCCGTTTTAAAGGTATTTTACCACTATATTAAACTTGTAGATACAACCGAGGATAAACACAGTAGTTTTCTGTGATCCGTCGGATAGATAACCATTTTAATCATAGCCTTAGATTCAGATGGAATTAAGGCACCCTGACAGAAGGAGGATACATTATGTCAGATAACAAAACATTCACAATTGCAACCCTTAAATCAGAGATCAACGCAGACGATATGGCAAGGAGGTTTTCCGAGAGAATCGACTGCAAGACAGCAGTAAAACAGCTCTTCAGAGATCTTGGGCACTCCAAGGAAATTGAGGAGTTGGTTATGACTTGTGATTATGGCAAGAAAGTCATGGACGCTGCTGGTGAAAAGATCGCTCCGTTTATCGAAGCAACTCAGAAGACCATTTCTGATTATGTAAATCAGAATAATATCTGGGTAAAACAGGAAGCTGCTCCGAGAAACTACGACGCCCGCATGGACTTCTTCAAGGATAAATTGGAGGAGAATATAAATGTGATCGGCAAGGAACGTGGTAACGATCTGTTTACATCGGTAATTGACATCGCCAAGGAAATGACCGAGACAAAGTCAGTTCAGGCAAAGTGCTTCCCGAATGGTGTTGATACTCCTGAGGAAATGGCAAAGTGGAACCACATTGTCGTGAACTTAGTCGAGAGAGCAATTACTCGTCAGTTGATTATCGCCGCAGTGAACTATACTGCGGTTGATACAAAGACTGGTGAGAAGGTCGATGTTGAAGTAGTCGACCCGAAGACAGAAGCGCACCATCAGGATGAGACGAAGACAGATGGTGATAAGAAACCGGTCATCATCGACACAACAGCAACCAATGCTCCGAAGGATTCCAAGGAAGAGAAAGTTAATGAACCGAAGACCGAGGAACCGAAAGCGGAAGAGCCAAAGAAATCTGTTGATAAGTATGAGCTGGCTGAGAATACTCTGAAACAGTCGAAAGACGAGCAGGAGATGGTATCAGCTATTGCTAAGCTTATTGAAGGTATAGATGACAAGACTCCGCAGGATATCGTTGACAGAGTGGCTGGTATCATTAAGCCGTACTACATCAAGGTAGTAAAGCTTATGTCTACAGATTCCAAAAAGTTCATCGGTGGAAAGATTGCGAACCTCAGTGACAAACAGATGTTCGCGATTGATTTCTACTGGGGAGTGCTGAAGTCTCTGTTGCCGATTCCTCACAAGGAAGTATCCGGCATTGACGTTGATGAGATCGCAAAGATCTATGCAGTCAACATGAAGAACATCGACGTGAATGAGACCGAGTATGACGCGATGGTCAGTGGGTTTGTAAGTAATGCCGCTGGTATGTACTTAACCATATCCCCAGTCGTGACAGACTCATCAACCGATCTGATCAGGTTCGTGCGGTTTGTTGTAATGGCAAAGGGTTTCACAAATATACACGATATCAACGGACAAATCTCAGAGGCTGACGCTACCAAGTTACTTGGTGATGACATTATGAACGTATTGCTTGACAACATCGAGGATGTTAGAAAGCGTGTCAATGCTGCGCTCTGGACCAAAGATACCAGAGGATATGAAATTGGAAGGCATCTTACCGATGGTATGGCAGAGAGGCAGGCAAACCAGTTCTTCAACGATGGTCTCGAAGTTCTGAGAAAGGCTATGAAGGAGGCTTCCGCTGCATAAGCAGTGGAGCCTCCGAATGGGTAGTATTGCAAGCTACCCATTTTTTTGTATTCATTCGTAGAATTTCAGATACCCTCTTTTAGATATATATTAACCATCTGACATAAAACTAAGGAGGATGAATGTTTATGATTACTGAAGTAATGATTGACAAAGTTGCTAATCTCCATAACTGTATCACAAATAAGATTACCGATGTTGTAGAACAGCAAGTATTCGGCATTGCTAATGATGCAGAAGAGATTGGTGAAACGTTACTAGATGATGACGTACTCATGCAGAATAGACGTGGAGTACTATATACAGAGATGCTGGGATGGTTTATTGAAATCTGTTCTTATGTAGAGAATGAGATGGATATCCCTGCATTGATTTCAGATGAACTCTACGATAAGTTAGTAGAGAAAATGGTAAACGTTGGCGGAGTACAGATAATTGGTTCCCCAACGTCCAATGTTATTGGCATTAATACGAGACCTCATAAATATCCAGAGTTACGAGGATCTCTTGCAAAGGTACACTTCTTATGGGATAAAGACATTCCAAAGAAGGATACAAGAAAATCTCTGGAATGGTATCTAAATAATGTTGTAAGACAGATGAAAGCATCCAATAAAGATGTAGACCTCCATGAAGTATTGGTTGGAGTAGATATCAAGTATGACGGAGTATCCCATATTATTGAGGGTTCCGGTAGAGAATTTGAGCATGTCCTTACAAGAGGAGATGTTTATAATAATCTAGGGAAAGACCTGACCCCATTATTCCAAAGATTCTTTCCTGTAGAAGATGGCAAAGGAATTAGAACCAATGTAATGGAATCACAAATGAAACTTGGACAACTTCCTGCGGCTATCTGGGAAGAAGGGTTAGAGTATGGCATTAAGGTAGAAACCTATATGACTTCTCAGATGTTTGATTTGTTCATGGAGACATATAATCCGGATAGTTGTAATAGAAGGTCTGCTGTCATGTCTATTTGTAATCAGGTGCCGGACCCAGATGAACCAGATGATTTCTATCAGAAACAAGCATCGTTTCTTCGGATGCAGAATTTCCAGATTGCTACATCAAAGGAGATTAAACTAAATGAAGATACGACGGAGATAAACTGGTATCCAATCGGGCAGTTCAATGGTCATTATAATTATCTTTATATAGATGGATTACAGACGATTGATTTAACGGATATTGACAAATGTGTCAATTATCTAAATGACCAGATTATCCTTACAAAAGACCTTGCAAATACTTGGTCAATTCCATGTGATGGAGTTGTCATTACGTTCCTTGATAGAAGTTTCGTTGATGTTCTGGGACGAAAAGATAATAAGAATATGTTCCAAGTCGCTTATAAGTTTGCGGCGGGTGAGAAGAAGACCATTGTTGAGAAGGTTGATTTCCAAGTTGGTCCAATTGCAGGAAGGCTTACTCCGGTTGCTAGATTAAAGCCGATTGTAATAAACGGTAATACAATCTCCAATGTAACCGTTTCCAATAAGGCGAAACTGGAAAGACTCAATCTACATGAAGGTGACGAAGTATTGATTCGATATGACATCATTCCATCTATCTTTAAGACAGAAGAATGTAAAGAGACCGACAATCCTGTTATTGAGTTTCCTACGAAATGCCCAATCTGCGGTGGAGATATCGTTGATGAAGTATGTTCTAATCAGGATTGCCCATCAAAGACAATCGGTCATATCCTAAACTACATTAGCCGTCTTAATATCAAAGGTGGATTAGGACTTGAGAAAGTTGTTCAATTAGTAGATGTAGGGTTACTGGCATCCATTGGTGATTTATATAGGTTGAACCGTCACAGAGATGAGATGTGTAAGCTTGACAGATGGGGAGAGACTTCCGTAGATAAGATACTTTCCGGTATATCCGATGCAAGGGTTATCTATCCTCATCAGATTCTTGGTAGTATCGGTATTCCAAACATTGGTCTTAAGACCATGGAGAAAGTTTGCCGTAAAGTAAACATCATTGGAAACCTTGACCACTTGGATGAACTGACTCTTCAGATGCAAATGGTTCCGGGTATTGGGCCAAAGACAGCAGAAGCGATTATTGATGGAGTAAAGAAAAAGACTCCTCTGATTGAAGACATCTGCTGTAATGTAGAAATAAAGCAATATGAAGAAGAGTCTTCTTATACGAATACAGTAGGGTTTACATCGGTAAGAGATACAGAGGAATTTGAACAATATTTAGAGTCCATTCATATCAAGGTACAGGATTTCACAAAGTCTTGTGATTATCTTAT